AATGAAATATATTATATAATATATAATAATGTCAATCCCATTTTATAATTGTTTTCCTTCATACGCTGATAAAAAATTGAATACAAATATTCTTCCGGCGTGTCCGTCCGATTCAATCACAATTGGGTCAGGTTCGGGATCAATCACAATAGGATCAGGAATGGGATCGGGGGGAATTGTTTCAGGAATAGGATCAGGAATGGGATCGATAAAACCGATTGCAAATGTAAATGACGTTTCAAAATCGTTATCGTCGCTCCTATCAAATCCGTCAATTATTGCTATAACTTATACATTTCCTCAATCTGTCCAAACAGCATTAAATTCACTAAAAGCGAGTAATAATATTAAATATTTTTTTAATTTGGATGATTTGACTAAATTAATTAGTCAAAATGATTATTATTTGAAAACAATTGGGGAACAAATTGATCCAATTTTAGAGGATTATAAAAATGCATACATTAATAGTCAACTGAACCCAGAAAATTCTGAATATTTGAATATTTTTTCTAGTAATTCCAATAATATAGATAGTATAAATAAATCGTTAGTGAATATTATAAATTCTATTCAAGGAAATACAAATAATTTAGGTGATTTTATAAATCAGCTTAGTATGGATATTGATAATCTTAAAATACCACAAGGATATTTGATTTCAAAATTACAACAATTTGATGCGACCAAGCGAGGTTCAAAAATAATGAATATAAATTCAAAACAATTGTATAAAAAACAATATTATTTAAATTGGTCTATGATAGTTGGGATACATTTAATAATATTTTTATTATATTATATAACACGTAAACCAAACGCAAATATACAGATGCCAACAGCTAATATAATGGCAAAACCAGTATAAAAAGGAATTATTTTATAATTGTAGATATAAAAAAACATAAACAACTAATTTATATTAAAGAATATGTTTAGTGCGATACTTTCTAAAAATTTTGTGCCGATAAATGAAAAAATGAGTAAATATGCTATAGAGTCTACGGAAAAATCACTGCGTAGAAAATTCGAAAGGGACCAGCAAATCAGTGTTTATCGTAAAATGAATATATTGCCGGCATACATTCAATTTATTACAATGTTTGGAATTGGCATCGGGTTTCAATATTTTTATGCAAAAAAATATAGCTAAAAAATTGAAGTTTAGGGCTACGGCTACATGTAGAGTCTATAATATTTATAAATATGTAATGCTGGATATATAATGCTAAAAAATGATAGATATAATAACATTATTTTATAATGATATTATAATGGGATCTTCATCTGCATTGTTAAATTTACAAACATTAGAGAATGAATTTGGGTTAACAATGAAGCAATATGAACAAGCGTATGCAAATTATATTTCAACATTACAATCCCAAGGTGCTCTGAATTCGAAGAATAATTACTCTAGCCTGAATGGAAGAACATTTTGGGGAGCAGCCGGATTAAAAGAAGGTGCTGTAAATTCGGAAGATGAATGCTGGGCTTTATGCAGTTCAGACAGTGCGTGTTCTGGTGCTACTTATAATTCGGCAAAGGCATATTGTTGGACAAGAAGCGGAAATGGTGCAATTTCTGTGGGTTCGAGTACAGATAATGCACTTATTAGCCAATTAACACAAAATATGTATAATTTGCAAACACTAAATAATAAATTATTGAAGCTAAATAATGAAATAATACTTGCACAGCAAAATATAGCATCTTCTCAGAAACCATTACAAGAGAATAATATGAATAATAAATACAATTTGCAAACAGTATATGAAGAGTTGCTATTAGACAGAGAAAATATTGAAGCAATGATGCAAGAATATAAAACTATGGATGAAAAATATGATAATACCTATATTTATGTAAAACAAACAAATAGTGTGTTTATTTTATGGTGCATTTTTTCCGGGGTATTTTTATTTTATACTATTAAAACTTTAATTAATCCTGGTTTTAATGTATTGCATTTTAGAGTTATTTTCTGGATCTGTATTTTTTCATTATTTGCAATTGTGAGCACACATTTAAATTCGACCCCTGGATTTTTATTATGGGGTCTAATAATAGCAATGGTAGCTTTAATGCAAATGAAAATAATACCAAAACCCTAATTAAAATAATAAATAATAAAATAATCATATCTTTTTTTTATAAATGTAATATAATAACGCTAATGAACAAATATTCTGATATAAATAAGAGTATTAATAACGATTTGAATAAAGTAACATTAAGACAAGGGAGAAAGTTTAAAAAATATCAATCAAAGATTGAGAAAAGTGTGATAAAAAAAAATTTATTATTCGAAGGATTTAAAGGAATTAAAGGATTCGAAGGAATGGAGAATTTACATTCTAATAGCGTGAATTTAATGGGTCAAGTAGATACAGTAATTAGCCAATATCGTGAGTTACAGAATTTGCAAAATAGTTTCAATGTAACACTACAAAGTTATAATTCATCAAACTCAAACTATATGAATACGGCAAAAAACTATGTTCAAACGGCTCAAAAAAATACTACAAATATTTACGCTAATTCAATGGCAAATAATGTTTCAAGTCGGTATTTAGGGTGTTATGCAGATAACGAAAATCGGGCAATGACAGGGTCATCATCGTTATCTGGGCAATATGTAACGTATGATAAATGTAAGCAAAGTGCAATAAACGGAGGGTTTCAGTATTTTGGTTTGCAGAATTTAACAAATAATGAGGGTTATTGTTCAGTTAGCAATGATATAAATACGACAAAGCAATATGGAGATTCGGTGAATTACAATATGACACCATTATGGTCATCTAATACGTATGGAACAGGAACCAACAATAATATGATCGTAAATCCAGATGGACGACTACTTGTGAGAGATGATAAAGGAACTATTTTATGGGAATCTACAAATCCACCTGCTAGTTGCAGCTATTCTGGAAGTGTAAATCCAACTTCAATAACGGCTACATATGGTGGTAATTGTTCGGCACCTGTAGGCAATGTGACGAATCAAGTTGTTACTATTATAAATAATAGTGATACCAATTCAAATACAGGTATAGCAACTATTCCAGTGTCAAACCAAACTTTTGGAGACCCTTCACCGGGTTGTGCAAAATCATTTGATATTGCGTATCAATGCGGTAATGTTAGTAAAACGCAACATATAGCAAAAGCCGAGGGACAAAATGTGCTGTTAAATTGTTCAACGGAATTTAATACGTGTCAATTCACACTTAACTTGCAATCTGATGGAAATATGTGTCTTTATCAGAATGGTGTGGGTAGTGCTATTTGGTGTACAATGACAAATGGAAAACAAGAAAACCCGAATTCAAATTGGGTAGCTAAAAAAGGAAAGTACGGATTATCATATTTAACAAACAATCAGCTGCTTGGTGCAGGTGAGTGGATAGGTTCTGATGACGGCAGATTAATGCTAATAATGCAGACAGACGGAAATTTGGTACTATATACATCAAATCCACAAGTAAATTGTTCGGCTGCAAGTGACGGGAATATGTATGGTGGAAATTGGGCAAATGCTGTATACCAATTGAATAAAACGGGTGATTCAAATGTTTTTGGAAAGGTGGGATATATAGATGAATATGCAAAATTAACAGAATATCCTTCTTCAATGTACACAATTGATCCGACTACAAATATGCCAACAATAAAAGGGAATGCGAGTTGCACTACAAATGTTGTAGCGGTTGATACAATAGAATGGAATAGCTATCCGAATACAGGTTTAATGATGAGTACAAATACTGTTTGTGGTTTGGAAAAGGCGACACAGGACTCTAATATTACTAGAGAACAATTAAGAGCAAAATTGGCTGTTATAGCTGCTGAAATTGTGGATAAAATTAAAGTATTGCAGTCTTTGAATGTGGATGTGGATAATCAGATGGGGATGGATGCGGAATCATTGCAAGATATGTTGAGTGAATATAAAAGTTTAAATATTAAATATAGCCAATATAGTTCAGAAGATTCTCTAGGTCTTAACGGAATTGTAAGTGACAGTAATATAGTGGTATTGCAGGAAAACTATAGCTATTTGTTTTGGAGTATTTTAGCCATAGCCGTTATTATTGCAACAATACATCAAATTAAAAAATAATACCAAAATTATACAATATTTTATAATATATTATATATAATAATGTCAACTCCATATGTAAATTGTTGGCCTTCATCGGCTGATCAAAATGCTAATATATTTAAATTACCTGCGTGTAGTAGTGGGTCGGGATCAGGTTCTTCAGGTTCTTCTGGTTCTTCTGGTTCTTCTGGATCTTCTGGTTCTTCTGGATCTTCTGGATCTTCTGGTTCTTCTGGTTCTTCTGGTTCTTCTGGTTCTTCTGGTTCTTCTGGATCTTCAGCAGTATTATGTTATAATACTAATTTACCCTTTCCAAACTATTTAGGTTGGCCAATATGTGGATCGGGATCAGGATCAGGTTCAGGATCAGGTTCAGGATCAGGATCAGGTTCAGGATCAGGTTCAGGATCAGGTTCAGGTTCTGGATCAGGATCTGGATCAGGTTCAGGATCAGGATCAGATTCAGGATCAGGATCTGGATCAGGATCTGGTTCTGGATCAGGATCAGGATCAGGTTCAGGATCAGGATCAGATTCAGGATCAGGATCTGGATCAGGATCTGGATCAGGCTGGGGATCAAGCAGTAATCATTACGATGAAGGTCAATCGCAAGCATTACATAACATTATTGAATTACAATTGATCGAACAAAATTATTTTGATCAATTAAACACAGGTATTACACAGGGCACGTTAACTAAGGAACAACAAAATGCTATCATTAAAAAAATAAACGAAATATCGCAGATGCGTATTAATATATATAAAAACTTGAACTCATTGTATTCATATTATAATTCAAATTTAAACTCTCTACAAGGTACATTTAATGATCAGATTACCGCTATAGATATAGTGGAAAATGAATTGAATGAAGCAAAAAAACGCGTCTCCGATGTCGAAACAGAAAAAAACAATAAATTAAGATTGATTGAAATTAACAATTATTATGGAGAACGATATAGTGATCACACAAGTATTATGAAAATAGTTGTCATAATTTGTATTCCGGTTTTGTTTTTAACTTTTTTACACAAACGAAGCATTCTACCAACAAATTTGTATTCATTGCTATTAACTATTACATTTATAATTGGATTTATTTATTTAGGTAGACGGATTATTTCTGCATTAAGACGCGATAATATGAATTATCAAGAGTACGAGTGGAATTTTAATCCACAGACTGCCCCTTTGGTTGACACAAGTGGAGCAGGGGTTGTAAATCCGTGGTCCCCAACTATGAGCGGCGAATGTCAAGGACAAGCGTGTTGCGATGCAGGTTATACTTACAATTCAGCACCAAATGTGAATAAATGTGTATTAACAAGTTCATTAATGCAATAAAAATGATTGATAAATTAGTAAAACAAAATAATAGTATAATATAAATATAATATAAGTAATGGGAAATAAAAGTAGTACAAGCACTGGATCTTTGATTGACCAATTTAATAAAGTTGCACAAACCGCACAATCTCAAAGTTGTGCACCGGGTTCAGAATGCGACAAATTAGCTACAAGTGAAAAATTAGAGCAACAATATGTAGAGGCTAAAACAACTGTGGCTACCGCTCCAGCGACTTTAAAAAAAGCAGAGAAGGCATATTATACTTATACAAAAGGAACATCAGGTTATAATAGTATTATTTCAGATTCATTGGAAAAATCTGCAGGAACCATAGTAGACGACATAAAAAATAAAATAAATGCAAATATTATAAGTGCATCAAATTTAAACTCGAATTTTGCAAGTTTATCAATGAGCTATGGGAATGTATATGAATTATTTCAAACTTATATGACCGATGTAATCAAATTAATAGAAAAATTAAATGAAAAGGGCATTGATATGGTGACAAATGATAGAAAAACTTATTACGAAACGCAGAATAATGATATATTAATTGTATGGTATAAGCTTTGGATGTGGCTATATTTTATATTATTTATCATATTTATTATTGCACTTTTATTTTCAAAAACGACAATGTCAATTTGGAGTAAGTTATTGTTGGTAATCTTATTAGGAGCGTACCCATATTACATAAGTTATGTTTTGAGTTTTCTCTACAAACTCGGAAAGAGTATTAAAGATTTGATGCCAAATAATGTCTATAAAACATTGTAATCCAAACAGACAAATAAATTGTTATGATTTCTTGAATATTTAACAAGGAATCATAAAGCATAATTAACATGTAGTTTTACCAAAAATCGAGTTGCATAATATTAATTCATCTTTAAAAATAAGCTGACCATCATAGTTTTTATACCATCGCCATTGTAACTTATTTCTATTTAATAGCGTAAGTAAACCGTGACCGAATTGATCACCGTTTCTAAATGCAGACCATTTAGGTTGTGTATAATACGTGCTGTCGTGACCCTCCAAATTTCCTCCATCGCCGATTGTAATGTAGACAGTACCATAAATATCTGTCTCATTTTGAAATACTGGGTAGGTTCTTTCATACGCGTGAACGTGACCACTAAATACAATATTTACGCTATATTTATAAAACAGATCTTCCATTGTATCACGCATTATGATAGTTTGTTTGTCGTTGTAATGATTTTTATTCGAACTATACCAAGGGCAATGCATTACAATGATAACCCACGGCGTAACAGTTCTATCTAGAGAATTCAAATTATTTTTCAGCCACACATATTGTCGAGATGTATAGCTTGTATTAGAATACGGATTTAAAAAGATAATATGAGCAGACCCGATTTCAAAACTATAAAATGAATTTCCATAATTATACTCAGACTGAAAAACACTTGGAGTGCAATATGGCAAATTATTGGTAGGATTTGTTTCGATTGGTATTATAATATCACCAAATTCGGCTGGTTTAATGGAAGGCATCATGTATCTTTTTTCAAACGCGGTATACAGTCCATAAAAATTGGTTCCATTAAACTCAATCTCGTGATTTCCTGCACATACCATCCAAGGGATCCTTTTAGATACAATCTCAATCATTTGGCCATACGAGTCCCATAGGGTTTGATTACAATCAGCATAACTTAAATCACCCGCGTGTAATATCATTTGTATGCTTTTGTCATTTGAAATATGATTTATAGTTGAAACGGAGTCAACAGTTTGACCCAAATCTCCTATTACTCCAAATGAGATTGGTTTATCGTTTCCTACTTTTGGTAGAGTCGTAAAATTTAAAGGATTCTTTCCACAATCGCCACAAACATAAAAATATTGGGTAAAAGGTTCGAGATTTTCAAGTAAAACGTGATGAATATAACCGCTTTGATAAAAAGGGGGTCTATTTAAAGTATATGTAAATGTGTATTGCGACGAATTTCCATAACTATAATTTTCAAGATACTCGGTGTTTTTTCCATATGAAACTATAGAATTGCATTTATCTGGAGTAATCCAAGAAATGGCCATTTCGCTAGGTGTTTTTCCCTGTGAAATATGAATCTGAGAAATATCGCATTTGATTGCAGTAACAAAGGTAGCAAATAATGAGAAAAAAACACTACTTGAAAATAGCATATTATACATTTGCATTTTATTTTTATATGGTTTTCGATATTTTACATCAGTCCTAATAATTATTAAGCTCGTCTACTTCATCTACCACATCAAATAGAATCTCAACTCCGTGCCAACCATCGCGTTTTGCTTTCCCATATTTATTGTCCATATATTCGTACAATTCAACACCCTTGGGTATTTTTCTGTTGCCCTGTTGCTCTTGAAACCAAAGCTTGAATTGTTCAAACAAATCGCTCTTCTTGATTTTAGATCCCTCTTTCTTAGCAACCATTTCAGAAACAAAGGCAGAAATATGGTCTTGGCCTTGTCTATATTTGTTCGACGAAGCCTTTACAATATCGCAATCGGCGACAATACCCTGTTTTTCAAACGCCAATTTGACAAGCATACTTGCAAAGACTTCTGACCAAATTTTCAATTTATCTTTCAAATTGAAGTCCTTGGGAAACTGATAAGGGTTATCTGATAATTGAAATGTCTCGCCAGGGTTTACAAACTTAGATAGGAAATCGCAAATGCGAATACGACGCCACGTACCATCATCATTGCTCATCACTTCGAATAACGTGTTTGTACACAAAACCAGATGGAACTGAATGAGAAACGTCTCTTGTTCGTGATATAACGCACGACCTGATATCGTTGAATCGCCTGTCAACTGTTTCATCATACCCTCATTAATTCTGGCATCTTTAGACGGCTCCGCCATAACAGCATATCGAACACCCTTTAATTGAATAATTTCAGAAGAAGTACCGCCAATTCCGGGACGTTTTTCTGTGACTAGGGTCACTGGAACTTCGCCATAATAATCGCCGAGCGTATATTTCATCAAATCGGTAAACATCGATTTGCCGTTACTACCACTTCCGCGATAAATATTGAACGTTTGATTGATGTTCTCTCCAATAAGAACAGACGCCAAATGTTCCCACATATACTTGTTAAGCGATTCGATCGGAAATAATTGCTGCATAAATTTGGTAATTTGCTCCGACATTTCGCCGTGTTTTTCTGTGCTAAATTCCTCATAATTAATGTTCGTCGACTTGGTAATATAATCGAGAGGCATACCATCTCTGAAAATTCGATTCTTAATATCGATAACACCATTCTTGAAACAAAGCAACCATTTGTTCGAGTCCATATTTTTCTCGAAATCCTTGTCGTAGAAAAGAGAAGCCGCTTCACGCATTATATTGTTTTTATCATTCGTCTTCTTTAAACGAGACTGAATCTCTGTACCAATTTTGATTTTTTTACTCATATTCTGATACCGTTCATCGGTTCCTTCATAATTCTGCATTTCATTCATCCAAGCATTTAGTTTGCTTTGATATGCATTATACATATCCACACTTATAAACATTCTCAATGTTTCACCGCGATCAACCTCCCAGCGATGGTCTTTGAAGATATACCACGTTTTACTAGCTAGACTACTGCATACATATTTTTCCTTGCACATTTGATGCAATACAATGGCAAAGTCGAACTCTGTTGGACACGACAACGTCTCTTCGATATAATAATCTCGCGTTGTTTTCTTTACCCGCTCGTAATCATCGAACGCATCTTGTTTTGCCCAGTACATAATAGATCTAATTGTCACTCCGTTTGGTTTGTCCTTGAAATAACGTGTCCACTGATAATATAAATTCGGAATCGTCGAATAATCGAAATCGGATGCTTTGCTTCTCAGCATAACCCAAGACAAGAATAACCGATCATCGGTGTGTTTCAATGCGAAAGCAACCTGGCGATTCAACAAATGAGAGCCGGGCTCATAATATTTTGCCGGTAAAATCTGCGTGTATTCGTGTGCTTCTTTAATGTAATATTCATTCAAACTCAACTCATTCATAATTTTATCGTTTGCTAGTTTCAGTTTATCCGAATTTGTGATATCTTCAAGCTGAATATTATTATCAACTTCGTCGTCGTTGCACAACAATTTTACTTTGTTTTTGTTGCTCGGTTTCTTCACTTTTTTGACACCGCTTTTCAATCTCGCCTCATATTCATCTTTAATTTTCGGATTAATATCAAACTTTGTATGTTGATCATACTGTGCCGATAATTTGTATAAATCTTTCGATAAATCGATTTCAGATACCTTTCTCTCTTCAAGTCCGAATTCCCCATCTCTAGAATCATATGAACCAATATAATATTGCGTCAATTCGTAAGCCTGATTTCCGGGTTTTCTTGACCCGTACATTTGCCAATTGGTCGTCCCTTTACTGATTCCTTCGTCGAAAACGGCGTCCCAACTATTTATTATAGGCAGTTCCCAAATGTCTTCTATTTTTGCAATTATTTTGTCACGCAACATCATTTGCATTGTATGATCCATTTGAATACCGATAATTATATGAACCCCATCTTTGGTCAAACTTCCATCAGCTAACCTATTTACATCAGGTTTTTCGAAAACGTACACCGGAAATGGCTTATTTGGCTCAAAAACCAACAATTCCTTAAGTTCCTCCAAATAGAGCAAATTAATCAAATCGACAATATGTTCTCTTGAATGTTGTCTTGTCTCCACATCTATGCTGTATCTTAAATCAATGTCGATCAAAATAGGGCCGTTTTGATCTAATTGCTTTTCGGTCAGATGTTCAAACTTTTTTTTGATGAATACGTTCTGGTAATACAGATGCATAAAGGTTTGCAGTTCCTCTCTTGGTATAATATAAGACCCACCATAAATGTTCATTTTTTGATCCGGTATTCTAGTATGAGTTGGCGACACATTGGTCTCGCTTTTATCGTTCTTAGCACAATGCTTTGCTAAAAATTCATTGAGATCTTGATATTGTGTAATGCTATTCATTGATTCTATGGTTGTTATTATATATTGTTATTTTTCTATTTCAGTTTTTTTATTTATAAATGAAATTAGGATAAATTGAGATGAATATATATTGACGCAAAATCAACATAAATGTAATTTAATAATAATTATAGATCATATGTCATTTTTAAACAGCGAAAAAACAGATAATAAAAAGGTTGTTATATCAAGAGACGCTGTGATGCGTTTGTTAAAAGATGTAAAAGATATAATGAAAAATCCATTAACAAATGATGGAATATATTATATTCACGATGACGAAGATTTATTGAAAGGGTATGCAATGATAATTGGTCCGTCTGAAACGCCATATTTTGGTGGATATTATTTTTTTGAATTGAACTATCCTGCAGATTTTCCACATAGTCCACCGGTTGTGAAATATATGACAAATGGGGATAATATTCGGTTTAATCCGAATTTGTATGTAAATGGAAAAGTGTGTATTTCATTGTTGAATACATGGCGTGGCGAACAATGGACCTCGTGTCAAACTATCTCGACTATTTTGCTGAATTTGTGCACTCTTTTATGTAAAAATCCGTTGTTAAATGAGCCAGGTGTTTCGGAAGGTCATCAGGATTTCAAGAATTATACAACTATTATAGAATATAAAAACATTGAAATTGCTGTTCTACGAATGATGATGAAAAGTCCTCTTAGTTTTCCAGAAAAGTTCTCCGTTTTTTACCCATATATGAAGGAGAATTTCGTAAAAAATAATGATGCTATTAGAAAATATTTAGAAGAGAAGGCGGGAAGAGAAACAGGGCCAGTCAAAATAACGACATCTTTGTATTCGATGATTGCTGTGATTGATTATAATAAATTATATAAAAAATACGATAGTTATGCGAAAGATATTATGAATACATAGACAATAAGGTTGAATTTTATTTATTTAAATTGATTTAAAATTGAATTAAATAAATAATGTAAAAGTATAGTATAGTCAATATGCACTTCTGTTCTGAATGTCAAAATATGTATTATATTAGAATTGATGCGGATAATTCTAACAAGTTGGTTTATTATTGTCGTAATTGCGGTAATGAGGATTCAACGCTGACGGTTGACAATATTTCTGTTTCAAAAACACAACTCACGAGAAGTGAGCAGAATTTTTCAAATATAATCAATAAATATACCAAATTGGATCCGACACTGCCCAGAATTAATAAAATAAAATGTCCAAATCCTGAATGTGAAACGAACAAAAAGGATGCCGAGGACAGGGAGATTATATATATTCGTTATGATGACGTTAATATGAAATATATTTATTTGTGCAGTACGTGTGATTTTGTATGGAAAACGGACGAGCAAAAGTAGAATGTATTAAAATAAAAATTGATTAAATGATATTAAAAGTATCTATAGTAATATTAATAACTCGATGTCGATCAAGAAGAGTCATATTCCCAAGAATATCAAATATGGCGGTGATGATAGTGATTCATCGGATTCCGATTCATCTGGCGAAGAAACGTCTACTGTAATTGATGATGCTGAAGAAGAAGAAGAAATACCGGATGAAGAAGAGGATGAAATAATAGAGGACGTTGAAGAGGATGAAGACGAGGATGAAGACGATGATAATCAAAATGACAAAGGTTTAGGAGTTGATGACGAAGACATTATTCTACCGAATTTGAATTCTGGATTGGAGTCGGAGGATGAAGATGACAACGAAGATGAGGCAGACGAAACGTATTTACAGAAATTCAATACGAATATTAATAAAAATTACATTCAAGATTATCACCCAGAATGTGTGACAAATAATTATGAAGAAATAGAAGGGTTAACAAAAATTATCAGAGATTCAGAGAACAATATTATAGATGATTTACATACAACACTGCCATATTTGACAAAATATGAGAGAGCAAGAGTTCTAGGTCAGCGGGCAAAACAGATAAATTCGGGTGCACAAGTGTTTGTCAAGGTGCCTGAAAATGTAATTGATGGATACTTGATTGCAGAAATAGAACTGGCTCAAAAAAGGATTCCTTTTATTATTCGTCGACCGACACCTGGGGGTGGTTGCGAATATTGGAATTTGAAAGATCTAGAACTGATACAATATTAGATTTTCGTTTAATAAGCATATAAATTTTGAATGCAATAATTAATAATGAAGGTGGCGTTGTGTTTTATAATTAGTTATGATAATCAATTAAATAAAGAGAAAATTTGGCGAGATTGGATTCAGCCGAATAAGGATATCATCAATGTGTATTTTCACTATAAAAAAAATGTGCCGATTAAATCGGAATGGATCAAAAAACACGCTTTGCCTGCTAATTTTTTAGTGGAAACCGATTATTTACATATTGCACCGGCTTACATAACGTTGATGATGCACGCATTAAAACACGACACAAAAAACCAGTGGTTTTCTTTTTTAACAGAGTCGTGCGTTCCCATTATTTCACCACTGCGATTTAGAGAGCTTTTTTTCGAAAGTTATCAATATTCGTTTATGGCGTGGAAAAATGCGTGGTGGAACACAAACCTTGTAAAAAGAGCAAATTTGCGTTATTTAGAACCCAAATATCACTTGGCAAACACTCCGTGGTTTATTTTAAATCGAGATGATGCATTAAGATGCATTAAATATGTTAAAAAAAACCGCGATATATACAATTTAATTTGCATTGGTGATGTCGCCAACGAGAGTCTATTTTCCATAATGCTGGAGGCACAGAATAGCTTGAAATTTGTTAAAAACGAGGATATAATGGCGACTGATTGGAACAGAATGGTGAGTTCAACGAGTCCTTATTTATTTAAAGATGGAGGTTACAAGGATAAGAAATTTATCGAGGCATATTTAACTGATCATAAATATACGATGTTTCTTAGAAAAGTGGACAAAACTTTTCCAGATAAGGAATTGACTTATTTTATAGGACGGGATAATGATAATATAGAGCAACTAATTAAAAGAAAACACCGTGTTTTTTGGCTCGAAAAAAAATGGCAGATATTAAAGTATTATTATTATTTTTATTATTTTATTAGACGCGGAGGTGTTTTAGGTGTTATCGCGGTTTTTATGCTTGGGTTTGTAATTTGGCAGAATAATTTAACATTTCCATCTATTACCACAATCAATGCATGTAACGAACGTGGTCATTGGTTCATCTGCTGATCTCGTTTGCATTTGATAATAAGTACACTTATTTGAATGACATTTGCGACACTTGAACGTGTCTGTTGCGGCTTCAATTGTGGTTTCATATTTATTCTTGTCGCGTTTTGATTTTTCTTGTATCATTAACTCCCATTTATCGGGCCGCATTTCTTGGTGAGTCATAAAGGCAATATTGTGTGATTTGATTGTGCCGTCTTTTATATGTTGTATTAATTCCGGATTTTTAAGGTTCACATAGACGCTTTTTAGTCGATCCAAATAAATTTGAGTGAAGAATGGATTGTCCCATTTCTTAACAACCTTGCGATTATCGGCTTCTTTAAGGGTAAAATTGTAGACACCCTTTTCCATATTCCGACTTTGCTTTTCGTTGTCTAGAAAGGCATTTAGTTTTACAGAAATATTTTTTCTAAATTGTTCAGGATTTTCAATAGTACGCATTTGTTATATTTAAATACACAATATGTGTTTAAATATAAATCAATTTTATTTTCAAAAATTATAGTTGCTTATTATATGTCCGCTAGAGATGAAGATGAAGCAAGATTTAAACGTATTCTTAAAAAATATGAAGAAGAGGAAGAAATTACAGAACAAGAAGGAAAATTTCAAGAAGATTATTTAAATACAGCAGTCGTATTAATTGTTGCTCACGGTATCGAAGACCCAAATAATTTATTGTCAAAAATTGTAATAGAAAACGCATTGAACAGATTTAGAGCTTTATATTTTGCAGGTAATCCTGATTGCAGTGGTATTTTTCCTTCAGGAGAAGATAGTATGAATCCAAAATTGACTGATCAACAATTATTACAACAAATAATTACCAGTGGTACTGTTGGCGGTAAATATGTAGTTGGAATGCAAGCTTTGTATAACGAATTTAAAAGGTTCGTATTACAAAATTATAAAACACTTGCTGACGCCCAGGTGTCTACAATGCCGGCTATAGAACAGGCTAAATATGAAGGTAATTCCGCATTAACTTTCAGATATCCTAAGTTTACAAGATATTTTTCATTTCTTGAAGATTCTGGTGTAAAAGATTATTACGAGTTATTTCTTAGGATAATTACTAAAGAAAAATATGGTGGTTATCTGGAAGCATTGAAAAGCAAAGGTGCAAGAACAGTAGCAAAACAAAACAGAATTAATGACACGTCTACTTTATTTGTAAGTCTAATTCCACAAAGTGATTATCCGAGATTTCTTACTGCTACAGGTACAAGTGGTTTATTGCCAAAAGAACTTGGCGAGTTTAATATATTTAATAAATTTCATTCTATTATGATTAAGTGTGCTAGATTTCGAGTACAAATATTAAAAGGCAATAGCTCTTTCGCTATTGCTAATCCCCCACAGTATGAACCTGGTGTATTTTTTCATAATGTGACAACGGGTATAATTTTAACAAGTAAGACCGTTCTGCGACAAATTTTAGATCATATCAAAGAAACTTATAGTATTAACGACATATTTTCAAAACTTAGGGTTGGGGAGCGTGTGCCTATTCAACAAGAGTACGCATATTTTGCTTTCAAAATACTGGAAAAAAAATTTTCAGAAGGAGTTAAGGCGAAAGATCAAAAATATGTTGAACAAATGACTAGATTAATATCTATGTTGCCAGATGACTTACAAGATGATGCTAAATTTGTTTTGATAGAAGATAGGGTTTTCTCATTAACGAATTTTGAGTTAATGTATATTTTATGTGCGGTTTTTGATAATCCTAGACAGCGTATAGATATTGTGGATCAGGCTTGTCGAGATTTAACTTGTGTTTCTTCTCGAGAACATAGAGCTGAATTGACTAATATAGAAAGAAAACCAAAACGAAAAATTGGTTCAAATTCTGTAGGTCCCGCACTACCAGATTCTCAAGAACTCGTAACAGCATTTTCTCGAGATGCTGCTTCGCCTCGTGAAACCGGAAAAGCACTTAAAATTGATGAAAGGTCTTCTGCATCAGGCGAACTTCGTGATCCCGAAACATTTTTAATTACCGATACAAGAAAAGCTGCATCAGGTGAATTTTGTGATGACGAAACAATAGATTTTAAAACATTATTTGGATTGGAACTAATGGATTATAATTCAGTTGAAACCCAAGAAATGTTACTCAATGAAACCGGTATACCCATTGAAGAATCCGAACCTACAGCAAAAGCAGCAACAGCAGCAAAAGCAGCAGAACCAATGGAATTGGGTGGTAAGAAAACGAAACGATCTAAGAAAACGAAACGATCTAAGAAAACGAAAAGATCTAAGAAAACGAAACGATCTAAGAAAACGAAAAGATCTAAGAAAACGAAACGATCTAAGAAAACGAAACGATCTAAGAA